GCCCCTCGGCCTCGAACGCTCGGATGAGGGCGCGGCGCGCGATGCGCTGCACCTCGTCGGGCGCAGCGTCCGCAGGGGCCTGCACCTCGACCGTGCCCGAGCTGGTGGCGCCGTCCCGGGAGCACGACGTGCACTCGTAGTGGGCGCGCCAGGTGACCGCAGGACGGCGCCGTGGGCGGGGGGGCGCAACCTCGCCCACGACGCGCCTTGCGTCGCGCCAGGCGGCGCTCTCGGCCCAGCCCTGGGCCTCCAGGTATCGCGCCAGGTGGCGCACGACCTGGGGCTTGGTCGAGCCCTGCGCGCGGTGCTCGCGGGCCATGAGCCGGGCTGCCCCGATCGCCTCTTCGCGGCGCTCAACCTCCCGATCGGACTCGGCGCCGTGGTCGCTGACCACGACCTGAAGCGAGGCCGTGACGGTGCTCGCGATCCAGGCCTCGACGGTAGAGCGGGGCGCCCTGCTCTTGCCGTACAGTCCCCCGATGGCCCTGAGCTGCTCGTCGTCCAGCTCGAACGTCATGCGGACCTTCACGGCTCGCCCCCTTCCCCGTCGCCCTCGCCGTCGTCCTCGCTGACCATGTGCTCCTCGCAGTCGCCGCACATGAGTCGCGCGTCAGGCTTGGCCCAGGCGTTGGCCTGGCAGCCCGGGCAGGTGTACTTCACCTTGCTCTTGCGCCTCGCGCCGCTCCCGCCGCTGAGCGCCCCCTCGACGCAGGTGAACGGCAGCAGCCAGTCAGCCGGCATGGCCGCGTAGGCCTTTGCGAACGGGCCGTCCTCGATCACGTAGTGGGTCATGCGCTGACCGACGCGCGCACCGCCGGGCTCGCCCGTCGCGCTTGGCATGAGGCCGATCTGCTCCATCTTGTTCGCCCACTCGGCGTTGTGGTAGCCCGATCGGCTCGGCTTGCCGAAGTCCTGCTGCCACTGGTGCGCCATCTCGTGAACGATCGTGCTCGCGACGTCGCGCGGATCTCGCGCCGCGAGCGTCGCGGGGTTCAGGCTGATCTCGTGCAGCCTGGTCTTGCCCTTGCCGCCCTCGCCGGTCTGCGGCGTCCAGCGATCGGGGGCGAAGAAGCCGAGCACGCGGGGGCTCTTGCCGCGCGAGAAGTTGAGCATGACCGGCTGGAGCTTGCCGGCGAAGATCTGCTCGTTGAAGTAGTGCCAGATCCGCTGGAAGGCCTCGGCCTGGGTTAGCGTGGGCGCCTCGGCGGCGCGCTTGGCTTGCTGCTTGGTCATCGGTCCCCTCCCTCGGTTCGGAACCAGCCGCCGTTGCGGTACTCGACGAGGCCCAGCCGCTCCAACGCGCGGAGCTGCTGGCGCACGCTGGCCGGCTGCTCGTCGCCGGCCTTGCCCTCCACCAGGCGCGCGAGCGCGGCCTCGCGCCTGCGCCGAGCTGCGGCTTGCTTGTTGGCCTTGGCCTGGCGGTTCACCGCCGCGCCGATCTGCATCACGTCCTTCATGACCGTCCCCTTTCGTCTTCGTCGAACGCCGGCTCCAGGTCGTATCCCATCGCGTCGTTGTAGGCCGCGACGCCCAGGCCCATGCCGGCCTGCATCGCGTGCTCGCGCAGGCCTTCGTCGTCGTCGTCGGGCGTCCGCGTCCAGTCGGGGTTCCGACGCAGCCGGCGGTCACCGCCCGTGCCTTCGAGCACGACCCACTCGCACGGGATCGGCTTGCCGTCTGCCCACCGAGGGGGCGACGCGAACACGGCCTCGGCCTCCGCGAGCGTGGCGTACTCGTCGCCCGTGATGCAGTCGTCGTTGCCCTCGTCCGGGTGGCTCTGGAAGTAGAGCACCGCGTACGGCTTGTCCTGCCACACTTCGATCTTGACTTTGGCCATCACTTCACCTCTTCAAAGATTTCTAGGAACCGACTGGGGCTCGTGTATTGCTCGTTGACGCGCGGGGCGACCTCGAAGCGCCCGCGCCCGAGGTAGGTGCCGCGCTTGAACAGCGGCTCGGTGTAGCGGTAGACGACGATCGGAGCGCCGCCGATCGTGTGATCGATCCGCAGTACGAGGCAGAACCGCTGCACGCCTTGCACGAGGCGGCGACGCTTCCACCGCGTGCCGGGCTCGATCCTGGCCATCACTTCACCTCCTTCGCGTCCTTGGCGGTGATGCGGTCGAGGTTGAGCTGCCAGGCCGTCACGCGGCCCATGCCGGCAGGGAGCGTGATGCGCAACACGTCGCTCGCGCGAAGCAACCGCGCCAGCGCCTGCTACTCGTCGGCGGCAGGGATCTCGATCTCGACGCGCAGGTGTGCGCAGTCGTGTCGGTGACCGGGTCGTTCGGTGATGTTTCCGAGGGTGAACTTGTATGTGGGCATGCTGTCCTCCTGCGCTGGTGCGCGTCACACGGGCCTGACGTGGCCCGGCTGCTGCCCCCCACCGCTCGGGTCGAGGGGCAGCCGCCGAGCGGCGTCACAGCCCCGTGGCCTCGCGCACGGCGCGAACAACCCCGGCTGCGACCGGCGGGCACACCGCGTTGCCGATGCCCAGCACGGCGTCAGCACGGCTGCTGCGCGGCCACTGGTAGCTGTCGTCAAAGCCCATGGCCCGCGCGTACTCGCGGATCGTCAGCGGGCGGTACTTCGAGCCCCGCACGACGGCCCACTGGTCCTTGGTCGTGATGGTGCGGATCGGCTCGTGCACCGGGACGCCGGGGTGACCCGTGACGTGCTGCACCAGGCAGTCGCGGCCCGAGCGAGCCTGAGCGGACCTGATGCGAGCCTGCGCCCCGGGCGACGCCGCCGTGATGGGGCGCCAGCCGGGCGCCTTGGGGTCGAGGTGCGGCCAGAACGCCGGCTCGGGCACCTCGGGGTCCGCGAGGCGCAAGCGGCCAGCAGCGCTCCCCCTGAGCCCAACAATGAACAGGCGCGTTCGGCGCTGCGGCACGCCCCAGCGGCTCGCGGTCAGCAGGTGTTCCGTCAGCGTGTAGCCGAGGGCTGCGAGGGCCTGGCACCACACGTTGAACAGGCGCCACTGCTTGAACGAGGGGACGTTCTCCACCACGAGGGCGGCGGGCTCGGTCGCGTCGGCGCAGTCCACCACGGCCCAGGCCGTGGAGCGTAGCTCGTCGTGGTAGCGCCTGCGCGCCGGCTGGCTCGCCGTCGAGTGTCCCTGGCAGGCCGGCGACGCCAGCAGCACGTCGAACTCGGGCAGCGAGCCCCAGTCGGCCTGGCGCACGTCCTGGCAGGCGTGCATCGTGTTCGGGTGGTTGGAGGCGTGGGCCTCGACAGCCAGCGGCCAGTGGTTCGCGGCCCAGAGCACCTGGGCTCCAGCGGCGAGCGCCCCCGAGGTGAACCCACCCCAGCCGGCGAACAAGTCGATACAACGAACGGTCATTCAGGCCTCCCGGCTCCACCGGAGCCAAGCTCGCCCCCCTCCGTGGGGGCGGTGTCCCGGGCCAACCGACCCGGCCCGGCCCACCGAGGGCCGGTCCCTTGTATGTACCAGGGTTCAGACACCAAGGCCAGAAAAATGCTTGACAGGCCATAAACCTACGTTTTCGCCTGGTTTTTTTTTCGTTGGAGCTTGGAAGGTGGGGCCGGGAACCGCGCCCCAAGGGGATCAAGCCGATCCCGTTGGGATCGCCGGCTGGGGACGGGACCGGGAGGCCGGGAGGGAGGGGACCAAGCCCCCCGGCCCGTCACCGTGCGTCGTACGATACACGGAGCAGGTGCGGGTCGAGCTGTTCGTCGGTCCACCCGCCCACGGTCGCCCAGCGGTCCCCGAGAGCCACCCGAGCAGCCGAGGCGCGCAGGCCCCGCCAGCAGGCGCCCCCTGCGTACGCTGCAAGACGGTGCAGGTGCGGGTTAGACCTGCACTGGCCGTACGAGCTGCGAAGCACCGTCAGGCCCACCGCGGCGCACTTGCGTGGGTCGTCCAGCAGCTCTGGCCCGGTCCACCCGCGGGTGTAGGTGTTCGCGGTCCCTCGCTTCCCGAGGTTGATCTGCATGTAGCACCAGCTCCGTCCGCCGTCGTTCCACCCCACTTTGGCTAGGCGCGCGCGCTCGGCCCCCGTGGCAAGGACGATCTCGCTCCAGCCCGACTCGTACTTGCTCACGGCGAGCATGAGCGCGGCTGTCCGCTTGCGGGCGTTCGGCCCCTGGAACACGGGCGCCTCGTCGGGGTTGTACGCTGCCCAGGCGACAGCGCCGGCCCACTGCTCGTACCTGGCTCGGGCGTCGTCGTCCTGCGGGGGCACCGCGGAGGTCATGAGCCCGAGCAACCATGCTGCGACTGTTGTTAGATCCATGCGCGGGTCGTACAGCCGGCGCGATCAGGGCGCAACCCGCGGTGGACGACTCGACGACCCGGAATTTCGATCCCAGGGGCTAGGGGTCCGACGAGAAATCTTGCCCCGCCGACGCAACCCCGGTGGGCGCCGCCGCGCACCCGTGGGCGACCGCCGCCATGGCGACGCCGAACACCACGGACACGACCGCGAACACTTTGAGCACCCGCAGGCCCGTTCGGCTGATCAACGTTTGCATGCTGCACCTCGCTGCGCGCAGAGCGCGGCTACGTTCTGTTCCAAGGCGCTAACGCGGCGCTGGAGCTCCCGCAAGTCCCCGGCCTGGTCGGTCGTGTCCTTGCTGCATTCCCGCAATCCGGCCTGCGCTTCGTTGACGCCCCGCTCGAGCGACACGGCGTGGACGACGTGGTCGCTCAGGCGCTTGTCGAGCGTTTCGACGGATTGCGCAACGCTGCGCAGCGAAGCAAGACTGGCACCCGCGCCGAAGATGACCGGGATCAGCCAAAGCACGAACGGGATGTACTTGCTTGCGCCCTTGTCGGGCTCGGGGGAGTTGTCTCTTCCAGCAGCCACGACGCTGTACCTACCCGGGCTTCTGTCCGCCATTCGGAAAGCCTCGCCGCAAGTCCTGGGCGACGGACACGCCGCCTACCGCAAGAACGAAGACCATGATCCCGCGACCCGCCCATGCGGGAAGCTGCGCGAGCTGCGCGAGTGACACGAGCGCCGCGACCAGCGCGACGGCAAGCACGACCCAGGCGCCATCGAGCTTGGGCACCCGGCGGCGCAAGGCGGCGACCGCCGCGATCACGATTGCCACCTGCTCGGGCATAGACAGGTCGTCCATGCCACCAAGTTACCACCGCTCAGGGCTCTTCGTCGTGGGAAAGGTTGTCGAATCGGGTGTACTGCTTCTCGAACGCGAGCCGGATCGTGTCGGTCGGGCCGTTGCGCTGCTTGGCCACAATCACGTCGCAAGTGCCCTTTGTCTCGGCGTCCTTGTCGTAGTAGTCCTCGCGGTAGAGGAACGCGACGACGTCCGCTTCTTGCTCAAGCTCGCCCGACTCGCGCAGGTCCGAAAGCATAGGTCGCCGCCCGCCGCGCCCTTCTTCCGGCCCCCGGTTGAGCTGGCACAGCGCCATGATCGGCACGTTGACGGCGCGGGCCGTGCGCTTGAGCGCTCGGGCGATCGAGCCGACCTGCTCTTGCCGGCTGCGCGCGGCGGGGTCTTGGGGGTTCATGATCTGGAGGTAGTCGACGACCGCAAGGGCGACGCGGCAGCCCAGCCGCGAAGCCATCGCGACGGATCGCTGGAGCTTCGCGCGCAGGTCGAGCGGCCCGAGGCCCACCGTGTCGTCCAAGTACATGGGCAGCTTGTAAAGCTCGTTGCGCACGTACTGCATGCGCCCAAGCTCCTCGTTGGTGACCATGCCCAGCCTCGCTCGGTTCAGGTCGATCCGTGCGCCCTGGCACACCAGCCGCATTGCAAGCTGGTCGCGCGGCATCTCCAGGCTGAACACCACGGCTATGTTGCCGTTGG